CGCCCCTGCGCCCGCGCCCGCGCCCGCCCCAGCGCCCCAGGGGGGCGATGTGCTCGCGGGGCTCCAGCGCCTCATCGAGCGGCAGGGCGGCGAGGCGGGCCGGGTGGCCGAGCTGCTCTACCGCGAGAACCACGAGCTGCGCGAGAAGAACCGTGCGCTCGCGGCCCAGGCCCCCGCGCAGGGCGCGGTGGTGCTGCCGCCCGAGCAGGCGGCGCAGTGGACGGCCTACACCGCCCTCGGCAAGGCTGAGGAGCTGAAGGCCGCGATCGAGGCCCGCGGCGCCGCCGAGGGCCGCCTGGCGGCCCTGGAGCGCGAGGCCACCCTGCGCAGCGTCGCCGAGGCCAGCGGCTACAAGGCGAGCGTGCTGGGCCAGCTGCCCGGCGCGAGCGACCTGACCTTCACGGTGCGCGAGGTTGAGACGGACGGCAAGAAGGTGTCCACGGCCTATGTCAAGGACAAGGCCGGCGCCGAGACGCCGCTCAGCCAATACGCCCAGCAGCACTGGGCCGACTTCCTGCCCGCGCTGGCCACGCCCCAGGGGGGCGCGGCGAGCCAGGGCACAGGCTTTGTGCGCCAGGCCAGCGGGGGCACCAAGCCCGCGCCCGCCGACCCCTTCACCGCCTACACCCGCCGGGCCTACGCCCGACGCAAGGAGTAAGTATGGCCAGCATCACCAGCACCACGCCGTCGCGCACCGCGCCCCCCTGGGCGCTCGACGGCATCGGCGCCGAGAGCCTCATCCCCGGCGGCGCCCGCCTTGACGCCGCCCAGTTCGTCGCCCAGGACGCGGTGGTCGTCACCGTCGGCGCGGCCGGTGCCCTGGCCGACGCCACGAGCGTACCCGTAGACGCCCTGGGCGGCGCGATCCCCAGCGGCACCACGCTGGACTTTGGCGGCAAGAAGTTCGCCCGCCTGACCGCCGCCGCCGCCGCCGGGGCGACGAGCCTCACCGTGGCCGCGCTGGCCACCGCCCTCGTCGACAACGACGCCGCGACCTACGCCGGCACCAAGAAGAAGCTGGTGCCCGCCGGGACGCTGGTGGGCCGCACCTTCGTCGAGCGCGCCGCCGGCACCGGCTTCGGCGTGGCCGACGTGGCCACGCCCGACGATGAGCTCTACCTGACCGCCCTCGACGTGTTCGACGTGGCCAGCCTGCCGGATGTCGAGCTCTATCGCCACGGCGGGCTGGTGCGCGAGACCGCCCTGCCGAACTGGGCCACGCTCGGCGCAACGGCGCAGGCGAAGATCCGCGCCCTCTACCAGTGCATCATCTAGGCCGGGCCACCCCGCGCCGCTGAGGAGCAACGACTATGCCGATGGATATTCGCACGGCCCTGGATGAGCTCCAGACCGGGGGCCGCTACGCGCAGATCGCCACCAACCCGCAGGCCCAGTTCGGCCGCGGCGCCCGGCGCTACCTGGGCGCGGAGCTGCTGCCCGAGCAGACCGTGCCCGAGAACGCCTTCCGCGAGACCGCGATCCGCTACCGCACGATCGTCGCCAACGACGGCACGCGCTACAGCCCCACCCAGCTCAAGGGCGGCGAGCTGGTGGGCGAGATGCTGGTGGAGCTGGCCGAGAGCGACATCAAGCGCGAGTTCACCGCCCGCGAGTACGACGCCCTGCTGCGCCTGCTGGCCAGCGATGCCAGTATGGACGCCATGCTGCAGCTGATCGGCTGGCTCGACACCACGGTCAACCTGGCCCTCATCGAGCGCAACGAGGCCGCGATCTGGCAGGCGATCGTGAGCGCGAAGGTGGAGCGGCGCGGCTTCAACGCCTACGCCGAGGACGTGGCCTACCCCAACCCGGCGGGCCACCGCGCCGCCGCCGGCGGCACCTGGTCCTCGGACGCCTACGACCCCTTTGCCGACATCTACGCCATGGCGCAGCTGCTGGCCGACAAGGGCTTCGCCGTCTCGCGGATCGTCACCTCGCGCAAGGTGATGGGCATCCTGGGCGGCAACGCCAAGGTGGCCGCGCGCACCGGCAAGCTGGTCGTGTCCGGCAACGCGGTGCAGATACAGGGCGACCGGGCTAGCCTGGCCGCGATCAACCAGGCGCTGGCCGCCGAGGATCTGCCGCCGATTGAGGTCTACGACCTCCAGTACCGCACCGAGAGCGGCAGCACGCGCTTTTTGCCGAACACCGTCTTTGTGCTGCTGGGCCTGACCGGGCGCGATGTGAGCCTCGACCTGGGCGACGAGGAGCCGCTCTTCCTGCCGAACACCATGGGCTACCTGGCGCTGGGCCGGGCGGCGGGGCAGGCCGGGCCGGGCCGGGTGATCCGCTCGGAGCTGCACGAGGATAAGCCGCCGCGCATCATCGGCGAGGGCTGGCAGACGTCGCTGCCCGTGATCGTCGAGCCGGAGAGCATCACCGTGATCACCGGGATCGCGTAGCGCTCCCCCAAGGAGAACCCGATGAGCGATGTTCCTGGCTCCGAGCGCGCCCTGGTGCGCTGCCTGCACGCGGTGGTCTACGCCGGGCATATTCACCTGCCCGGCGCGGTGCTCGACCTGGGCGCGGCCGACGCGGGGCGGCTGATCGCGGCGGGCGTGGTGGAGGACGCGCCGCCCGCGCCCGCCACGTCCCTCGGCGGGTTCCTTCCGCCCCAGGGTGACGAGACGCCGCTCCCTGAGGGTGAGGCGCCTCCGGCGCCAGAAAAGGGCAAGCGCCGATGAGCTTCACCTTCGACCCGGCCCTGTCCACCGCCCGCGACTGGCTCAGGGCCGACCTGGGCGACACCGAGACGGCGACGGCGCTGCTGAGCGACGAGCAGATCGCGGCGGTGCTGGCGGCCGAGCTGGCCTGCGCGGACGGCTCGCGGCACACCGCCAAGCTCTGCCTGGCCGCGCAGTGCGTGGCGGTGATCGTGCGCGACCCGATCAAGGTGGACGCCGCCGGGGCCGTCACCGACTCCAGCGACCGCCTGAAGGCGCTGGAGCCCCTGGCGGCGCAGTGGCGGCTCATCGAGGCGCAGCGCGCCGCAGCGACTACCGTGGCGCCCAGCCAGGCCCGCCCCACGAGCACGAGCGTGCGTGTCCGGGGGGTCTGGTGATGCTCAGCCCACGCGCCATCGCCCTGCGCGCCCGCACTGTGGAACGGCGCATCGGCACCAGCACAGTGTTGCTACGGCGTGGCGACGCCACCCTGGCCGCGCAGCCGGGGCTGGTGGTGCTGGCGAACACGCAGGCCAGCGAGCGCCGCGGCGAGGCCAGCCGGGCGCCCCAGGGCCGCGCTGAGCTGTGGGGCCTGCCCGCGCTCGATGTGGCGGTGGGCGACCGGCTCACGGCGGGCGGGGTGGCCTTCCGGGTGTTCTTCGTGCGCCCCGACCGCACGGCCTACACCGTGGCCGACCTGGAGGCGGCGCCATGAGCTTTCGCTGGACGCGTAGACCGACCGAGCTGCCCATCGCCGCGCGCATTGTCCGCCTTGAAACCGACGTGGATCGGGTCGCCCGCACCTCGGCCCTGGCCATGGAGGCGGCGGCGCGGACAAACGCGCCCTGGCAGGATGATACCGGCCTGGCGCGCAACGGCCTGCGCGGGTTCGTGGTGCGCGACGGCGACCGCATCCGCATCATCCTGGCCCATAGCGTGGAGTATGGGCCGTTCCTGGAGCTGGCCAGGGGCGGCAAGTACGCCGTGATCTGGCCGACGATCGAGCAGGAGCTGCCGCAGCTCAGGGCGGCGCTGGCGGGGCTGCTCAGATGATCAGCGCCATCCTCGCCGCCCTCACCGCCGACACGACCCTGACCGCCCTGCTGCCCGGCGGCCTCCACGATGGGCGCGCCGTCGGCGAGGTGGCCAGGGACACGACGCCCACGGCCTTCGATAGCTTCGGCGAGCTGCACGCCTGCGGGCTGCTGCAGCCGGGCGGCGACGTGGCCTCGGGGCCGCTGCCCACCAGCAGCCGCCTGAGCGTGACGATCTACCTCTACGAGCGGGCGGGGGTGGCGCACATCGAGCCGGCCCGCCTGCGCATCTACGCGCTGCTGCACCAGGCCATGCTCACCCCGGCCAGCGGCGGGGCCTGGGAGCTGGGCCACGTCGACGACCTGCTCGGCCGGCGCGACGACGCCCTGCACAGCGCGCTGATCCTCTGCCGCTACCGTGTCTTCATCAGGAAAGGCTAGTTCTATGGCACTCTCTGGCAACGCATTCCCCTTCGGCCTGCGCGAGATCAAGATCAAGAGCCACGATGCGACGCCGGTGACCGCCACCCTGCCGGCGGCGCAGTCGCTCAAGTTCACCGAGCGGGTGGTCAGCAACGAGCTCAAGGGCAACGACAAGGTGGTCGTCACCGTGTCCTTTGTCGAGGCGGTGGAGTGGGAGGTCGGCGCGGGCGGCATCTCCATGGACGCCTACGCGATCATGACCGGGCGCACCCTGGCTGCCGCCGGCACCGGCGCGGCCGAGACGACCACCATGAGCATCAAGGCTGGCGACAGCTTCCCCTGGTTCACGCTCTACGGCAAGAGCATGGGCGACGGCGCCGACGATGTCCACGTGAAGCTCTACAAGTGCAAGCTGACCGGCGGGATCGACGGCGAGTACAAGGGCAACGACTTCTTCGTCTCCAAGCTCAAGGGCATCGCGGTCGAGGATGACGCCACGGTGACACAGACGCTCACCGACATCGACGTGGCCAGCAATATCGCCACGGCCGCCTGTGTGGCGCACGGCTACACGGCGGGCAGCGAGGTGGTGATCGCGGGGGCGGCGGCCAGCTA